CCCGAGGCCGAGGTGCTCGTTGCCGGCTGCGGCACCGGTGCCGAGCTGCTGGAGGCGGTGGCCCAGCGGCCCGATTGGCGCCTCACGGCCCTCGACCCCAGCGCCGAGATTGACTCTTCGTACCCATCCGGTGCGCAATCCACTTTGACGAAGCGCAACAAGCTTCGCGAAGGAGGAGGCATCTATACAAGAGGCTTTGACGACACAAACCACAGAGCAATTTAGGACTGAAACGCTATGCCAGTGGATAGATAGTCTACAATCACCGTGGCCCCACGGCTCTGTTGAGGATGCCAGCGACATCAACCTAAAAATGGCACCTGGGCCTTTAACTGTTTTTGCCTTTGACGTTAGCCCGTCTAGGCGCGATGCCAGCCTAGTTATGGGCCAGCTGTTGCCTGACGGGCGCATTGGTGTAGCTGTGTTAGATACCTACAGCTCACAGGTAGCCGTAGATGAGTTAGCTATAGCTGCAAGTATTAAAAAATGGGCCGATATGTATTACCCACGTATGGTTTGCTACGACAAGTACACCACGGCATCCATAGCCCAGCGTTTGCAAAATGCAGGCGTACAAACGCGAGACGTATCAGGGCAGAGCTTTTATACAGCCTGTTCAGACTTTCACGATGCCCTAGTTAATGACCGTTTAAGGCACAGCGGGCAGGATTTATTGATACAACAAATGGCAAACTGTGCAGCTAAAATAACACCCGATGCCTGGCGCATTGTGCGCCGTAAATCGGCTGGCCCTGTTGATATACCTATTGGCCTAGCTATGGTAATTCACATCCTGGCACAGCCTGTATCTGAGGCTAAAGTTTACGTTTAGACACGCCGAGAGTGTGGATAACTTTTTACCTGTGGATAACCTATAATCCGCCTTATGGGTCTATTACAAACTTTAGGTTTATCTAAAAAAGATGTTACCGCCCAGTTAGCCCCTGCCGTTATGTCACAAGGTTATGGTACAGGTGTTTATAGCTATGGCGGCCTGTATGCAACTGGCAACGGCGCGCCCTTTATGGATCGTTTTACAGCGCTGCAAGTGCCCTCAGTATCACGGTGCCGTAATTTAATTGCAGGCGTTATATCAAGTATAGATTTAGAGTTATATAAAAAATCTACAGGCGTAGAGCTAGAGTCTCCACTTTGGTTAGACCAGCCCGATATGCGCCAGCCACGTAGCGTAACTATTGCTTATACTGTTGACTCATTACTATTTTACGGTGTTGCATATTGGCGCGTTACAAGTTTGTATGCAGATGACGGGCGCCCTAGTGGCTTTGAGTGGGTAGCTAATACTCGCGTGACTGTTACTACTGACCAGTACCAAGATCAAATAGATTTTTATAGCGTTAATGGTGTACGCGCACCTATGGCAGGTATTGGCAGCCTTGTTACTTTTCAATCTTTGCTACCTGGCGTATTAGAGACAGGTGCCCGCACAATACAAAGCGCAATAGATATACAAAAAGCCGCAAGCGTTGCAGCTGCTACACCAATGCCTACAGGATTTATTAAAAATAGCGGTGCCGATTTACCTGAGGCACAGATTAGCGGTTTGCTAGCTGCGTGGAAAGCAGCACGTGCTTCACGCAGTACAGCATATTTAACAAGCACTCTAGATTATCAGCAAGTAGGTTTTAGCCCTAAGGATATGACCTACACCGAAAGTAGCCAGTATTTAGCTACGGAAATAGCACGGCTAATGAACGTGCCTGCATATTACATAAGTGCAGATATGAATAACTCAATGACGTATCAAAATATATTAGACGGGCGCAAAGAGTTTGTAGCATATTCTTTGCAACCTTTTATTAACGCTATTGAAAATCGTCTATCTATGGATGACATTACGGCGCACGGTAACGTAGTGCGCTTTGCGCTAGATGAAACGTTTTTACGTGCCGATACTGCAGCGCGTTTAGATGCAATAGAGAAAATGCTTAACTTGGGTTTAATAGATTTAGAGCAAGCGCAAAGTATGGAACAACTAAGCCCTATGGGCCTTAATGAAGGGAACGGGTCTAATGATCTTAACGTTTAGTGGCAATATAGAGGCAGTAGATAGCGGTGAGCGCCGTACTATCTCAGGCAAAATTGCACCGTATGGCGAGATAGGATTTACAAGTGCAGGCAAAGTAATGTTTGCACCTGACTCAATCGAAGCCGCAGAGCCAAGTAAAGTTAAACTTTTAATGTCGCACGATAACTCAAAGCCAGTAGGACGTATGCAAAGTATTACATCTGCTAAAGACGGCCTTTATGCCAGCTTTAAGGTAAGTTCATCCTCACGGGGATCAGATGCGATTTTGCTAGCCCAGGAGCAACTTATGGACGGCTTATCCGTTGGTGTGGAAGTTATCGCATCAAAGCCCCAAAAGGATTATCTCCTGGTCACCGCTGCTACCTTACGCGAGGTATCACTCGTAGAGAGCGCTGCCTTTGCTAGCGCTGCGGTGCAAAAAATTGCTGCAAGCGAAAGCGAAACAGTAGAACCAACCCAACCAACCGAAACCGAAAGCGAGGCCGCTGTGACTACAGCCCCCGATCAAAACGCACCTGAGGCAGTAGATGCCACAGAGCAGGCTGCACCTACAGTAGAGGCAGCTCGTAAAATCATCCTACCAAGCGCGCTTAATTCTCAGCGCGTACGTACACCTATTGTAAATATGGCAACATACACAGAGCATAAAATCAAAGCTGCTTTAGGCAACGATGATTCCAAGCTATATGTAACAGCCGCCGATGATTCTTTCAGCACTAACCCTGCATTTAACCCAACTCAGTACCTATCAGAGTTCCCAACTAATACACGTTTTGGTACACCGTCTATTGATGCGTGTTCACGTGGAGTTTTGCCTAATTCAGGTATGACTATCAACGTGCCTTCTCTTGTTACATCTGCAGGCGGCGGTACAGGTGTAGCACCTGTTGTAACTGTTGAGGCTGAGGCTGGCGCAGTACAAAACACAGGTATGGAAACTGCTTACCTATCAGGCACAGTAAATAAGTACTCAGGTATGAACACTATTAGCATTGAATTGCTAGAGCGCTCAGATCCTAACTTCTATGCTGAGCTAACTAATCAGCTACAAAATGCTTACCTAAAGACTCTTGATACAACAGTTAATGCTGCACTTATTACAGCGGGTACTGTTGCAACTACAGCACAAGCTGCTACATCTGCAGGTATCATCGGTTACGCATCTGAGGCCGCACGTCTTGTTTACGAGGCAACTGGCTACTATGCACAGAACTACATCGCTAACGGTTCACAATGGCAGCTACTAATGGGTGCATCCGATACAACAGGGCGCCCTATTTACTCAGCATCACAGCCAATGAACGCAGGCGGGCTAACACAGCCTGGCTCAATCCGCGGCAACGTACTAGGCCTTGATCTATACGTAGATAAAAACTTTACAGCTACTACTACTGTAGATGACTCAGCGATTATTCTTGCGCCTGAGGCATTTACTGTTTACCAATCACCTACTGCTTATATGTCAGTAAACGTAGTATCCAACCTACAGGTACAGGTAGCTATCTATGGCTATATGGCAACTATTGCCAAGATGCCTAAGGGTATTATCCGTTACAACTTCACCTAAGAAAACCCACTAATAGTTTGGTAGGCCTCTTAGCCCTTTGAGGCTTACCAAACCTAAGTAAGATAGGAGTACAAAAATGCCAGCCACGTATGTAACAGCTGCTACCTTGAAGGCTAGCCTGGGCGTTGGCACTTTGTACGATTCTTATACCTGGATAGAGGACACCTGCCAAGCTGCACAAGATCTAATAAACGGCTTTTTATGGTTTGACAGCGCGCCCGTAGTCGGTACCGCGTTGGTGTCTAATGTCGCTACAGTTATGGTTGCCAACCCTGGCATCTTTACTACGGGCCAATCAGTAACTATTGCTGGGGCTGGTTCAACCTTTAACGGTACTTACACAATTACGGGCACAATTCCATTTAGCACAGGCACAGCTAATATCTTGCCTGCATTTAATATGCAGCTAAATTACTGGCAATTCCCACAGGGCTATAGCTTTATCCAATATGCAAAAGTAGCGGCAGATCAAAACTTTAGGCGCGTATTGCCTTATGGCACTATGACAGGTGACGATACAAA